CATGCTTCCCCCCGCCACAAAGAAGACCCTCGGCGGCGTGATCATCGGGAAGGGGCTGAAGGTCAACGACGCGGGGGTCGCCCAAGTCGACGAAGCCGTTTTTGCGAAGGTGCCCAGCGCCGCCAATGCCGACACAGCGAACAACTCTCTGGCCTTTGCCAATGGGCGGCGCTGGGCTGAGGTTATGCATGAGGGCAACCCCGGTTGGTTGATCGGGTCGGTAAATGACCAGTTGCGGCCCGTAAATGTTGCCAGCTTAAGTGTAAACTACGCCAATTCGGCCAACTACGCGAACAGTGCAGGGATGGCAGGGAATACGAATCTCATCACCGGGGCAATACGGAGAGGACGCACGGAATGGGTAGCTAGTTCAGTACATAGGGTCGTCGGGCCGAAAGGTGGCCAGTTCGCCGTCTTTTATCCGATTAGCCTGTGGTATTTCAACACAACAATACAACCCGGAGTCTATGAGGGCGGACACGTCTTTGGTTCGTTTTCCAGAGATAATTTCCCTGATGAGGACTTCGGCGTATTTTTTCAGGTAGGGTAACACAGTGGCATTTACGATTACTGGTCAGATTCTTTCGGATGAGGCAAACCGTAAATGGGATCTTTCTGAAATCATTTTGCGCGATGATGGCTCCTATGTGCTTAAGCGGGTGGATCTTATTCTTGGAAGCGGTCTTTACCATGTTCCGAACGAGAACGGATGGACAGAGATGTACGCTGCCGTGCGCAACTACGTGGAGCAACACCCGGGAGCCGTGCACGCCGAATGCACTCCCTCTCTTGATGAATTAAAGGCCGCAAAAAAGGCTCAGATAGACGCGGAAACGTCCGCCGCCATCCTTGCCGGATTCGACTATGCCGTAGACGACACGACCTACCATTTCAGCTACGCGCTGGACGACCAGCAGAACTTCTCCGATACGGCAAACGTCTGTCTGATGAAACAGGCGGGGATGCCGGGCCTGCCCGACTCCGTAATGTGGAACGCCTACACGGTTCCGGACGATGAGCTGGTGCGCCTGACGTTCGACGCGCCGGGCTTTCTCGCGCTCTACGCTGGCGGTGCCATGAAGCACAAGAACGAGACGATGCAGCGCGGCGGGGAACGCAAGGCGGCGGTGGAGGCCGCGACCACGCCGGAAGAGGTTGAAGCCGCATGACCTACGGAAAGCGAACGTTGATCGCCGTCGACCAGCTCCTCAATACGCTCCTCGGCGGCTGGCCGGACGAAACGCTTTCTTCCCGGTGTTGGCGATGGAGTCGGGACGGCGTGCGGGACTGGCCCCGGCGGATCATCGACGGGCTGCCGTTCTGGAAGCCGGGGCACTGCCTGCGCGCCTACGAGGGCGAACGGAAAAGGCTGCAATGCCCGCCGGAACTGAGAAATAGAGGTACGGTATGATTAGCTTGAGGAACAATGCCCAGTCAGTTTTGACGCTTCCCGTATCCGCTGAACAAACGTTGCTGAATCTTTCGCTCGGGGATGGGGGCAAGTTTCCCGATTTGTCCCTTGGAGATTCCTTTCGGTGCGCCATCAAAGATTCGGCGGGGAACGTGGAATTCATCCGGGTTGTACAGCGTGCCGGGGATATTCTGACGGTTGAACGAGGGCAGGAAGGAACCAGAGCCCGCGATTGGAAAGTTGGAGCCCGTGTTCAACTCCGCATGACGGCGAAGACATGGGAGGAAATGGCCGGAGAGCATTGGAGGCGCGTCATGGACGCTTCGGGGCTCCCCATCACGCCTACAGTGGTGGGCCCCTCTTCATTTAGCTTGCCGGGGGACTTCGTTTCCCTCTTTGCACAGACGCGTTCCTTCCGGTTGTACACGGGCGACGGAACGTTTCTTTATGGCTATGTAGCCAACGCTTCCCTCTCGGGTAATGCCACGCTCATCGTTGTGGAAGGGATAAGTCTTCCTTCCTCTGTCGTTGCCGTCGATATTGGATTGCCGTTGAATGTGCATCCTAAGGCGGTGAACGCCGCTCCTGTTGCTCACTTGATGGATCCCGCCGCCCACTCCGCCATCATTATTCCCCTCAGGGTAGACATCGACGAGATTAAAGAGATCCTCAGCGGACTCGTCCGTTCGGACGGGACCATTGATGCCGCCATGCTTCCCCCCGCCACAAAGAAGACCCTCGGCGGCGTGATCATCGGGAAGGGGCTGAAGGTCAACGACGCGGGGG